TAGTTGTTCGTACCCACAGCCAACCTTGCTGGTGTATCTGCAGCAGTTGCTACAATCAAATCACCTTTAGCATCAAGAATGGTGGGTTGAATTGCGGTATCACCCGCACCTAATCTTCCTGTTGACATTAAGCAATCTCGCTTCCATAGGCATTGAATGAGAAGTTAGCAGATGAGGCATAGACAGTTAGCACATCAGTAGCACCAAGGGTTAGTCCCAATGTCAAGGTGTCTGTTGTATTAGCAGGTAGGCTGATGTCGTATGCGACATACTGTGCTGTAGCAAGGGATGCTCCTGCGATGCGTACCGCAATGCGGTAGGTACCAGCAGTTGCTGCTTGGTTACAGACAGTTACAGTTGATACGATAGTCTGCGTAGCAGATGGTACTGTGTATAGGGTTGTTGCTGTTGTTGCCGATGGGTTTGATTGCCCAAGGACTTTATAGGTTGTTGGCATTTATTTCTCCTTAGTTACATCCCACCGAACAGCAACGCTGTTGGTGTTGGGTCTGTTGTAATGGTTGCCCACGAAGCGGTTGTTCCGTTTGTGGTCAAATACTTTCCTGAGTTTCCAGTCTGAGATGGTAGAGCATCTACTGTCGCCCACGATGCTACGCTACCATTAGTAGTCAAGTATTTACCTGACTGGCTTGCTTGGCTAGGTACGACATATACGCTGGTGGTATCCAAAGATACTGTTACTGCCCCAGCGGTTCCGCCTCCTGTTAAACCTGTGCCTGCTGTTACTGCAGTGATGTCACCTACGTCATTAGGAATCCACTCAAGACCAGTTGCGGTAGCAGAGTTAACACTTAAGACATAACCATTGGTAGATGCAGGTGCTAGTCGGGCTGGGGTGTCTGCAGCGCTGGCTACAAGTATGTCACCCTTAGCATCAAAGATAGTTGCTTGAATCGCTCCAGCAAGAACCGCTGCAGCCGATGCTGCGCTGGCTGCTGCTGAAGTTGCTGAGGTTGCTGCACTGGCTGCACTTGTGGCTGCAGCAGTAGCGCTAGCAGTAGCAGAGGTAGCAGATGTAGCAGCAGCACTTGCTGAGTTAGCAGCAGATGTTGCACTAGCAGCAGCGCTTGTTGCGCTGGTGGCTGCTGCGGACGCTGAAGAAGCAGAAGATGTAGCAGAGTTAGCAGCCGAAGTAGCCGATGTGGCTGCTGCAGCGGCAGAGTTAGAAGCCGTAGTTGCACTTGCTGCAGCGCTAGTAGCAGAAGTTGCTGCTGCCGTAGCAGAGGCTGCTGCAGAGGTTGCAGAGGTAGCCGCTGCGGTTGCACTTGTGGCAGACGCTGAGGCACTCGTTGCTGAGGCTGTAGCGCTATTAGCGGCACTTGTAGCACTGGTTGCAGCACTAGCAGCGGATGTCGCTGCAGAGGCTGCTGAGGTGGCTGCAGCCGTTGCTGAGCCTAGAATGCTATCTACATAATCTTTAGGGGTAGCAGAGGATGAAATCATACCTGCGCTGGATAGACCAGTTATGACTGGACTGCCCGAGATAGTAGGGCTAGTCAGAGTCTTGTTAGTCAAAGTCTGAGTTGCTGTGTCTAGGACTATTGTGCCTGTGGTATTAGGAATCGTTACTGTGTTGTCTTGTGTTGGGTCAACTACGGTCAGGGTAGTCTCATAGGCATCAGCTGTAGTACCTTCAAAGACAATGCTTGCGTCAGCAGAAGGTGTACCAGTAAAGGTTGGGTTGGAAATCGTCGGGCTAGTAAGAGTCTTATTAGTTAGGGTCTGAGTCTTAGCCGTACCTACAACATCGCCTTCACCAGAGCCAATGCCGTGCATTGTGTGTCCAGTACCTGAGCCATCGTTGTAGTAAGCAGAAGATTCAGCATGTAGGTTAGCGTCGCGGAAATCACGGCCGATAGCCATGTGACGGACTACTGCACCTGCTGAGTGGTCCTGCGCCGATGAACCGTCTACTGCACGGGTGATTGTAAAAGTATTAGTAGATACCGCAGTGGCATCAATGATTTCTTCAAGAGCCGTATCTGGGTCTAGCACCAATGTAAAGGTGCGACCAGATGGAATTGTTACACCGCCTAATAGTCCGGTACCTGATACCACAGTCATTGAGGTAGCGCCGGATGTAATAGCAGCAGTTAGCGTAGACTGCTGTGAGCGGGACGAGTATTGGCGTGTTGTCATCTATGTTCCTATCGGCTGTAGTGAACTCGGGTTGGGAATTGACCCTGGAAAGCTTGTACTTCTTCTTTGAGTCTTTGTTGGTAAAGTGCGTAGATTTGACGAGCAGCAGAGTTGGCGGAGCCAAATGTTCTCTTGGCATCAATCTCATCAGCCTGTGGGCTAATCTGAGATGCACGTGCTGGGTCAAGGTAAGTAAGTAGTCGGTATGCTGCACCAAGGATTACAATGTCACGAGCAGTCTCGGAGTATCCTGTGGTTGTAGTAAAGACATCAGAGCTGCTGGACATAGCACTTGGTTGTTTAAGGTAGTTGACCTTTACTGTACGACCAGCGGTAATGTAGTCTCCGATTGTAACAGTCTGAGCATCTGTGCCCCATGTAGCAGTTTCCGCCTTGGCGTCCCATGACCAACGGCGAACCGGAATCCATTCTTTGCTCGGTCCAATATCCTGCCATGACATGCTCAAAATATTCTCAATCAAGCTGCCATTGGAATCTGTAACTTCATAGGTTGTAACAGATGGATTGAATGTAAATGTAGTTTGTCCTATAACAAGAAGTTGACTTCCCATGGTTCGGATAGTATCATTGATAGCACGCTTGACTACATAGCGTGGGAAGATTGGCGAGATAGTAACCTTGGAATCAACAGTATGGGTAGCAGCGGTTGTGCCCAGATAGCCACGCCCATAAGGGGCGATGGTGGCAGTATTAGCTACACGGTCAAATGAGTTGACCCACATCAATTCCTCATCAACTTCAATGATACCTTTACCTACTGAGTCAGTAGAACCAAGGCTCAAGATAGTTGGAGAAGAACTAGGAGAAGTAAGTGTGGTAACTGCAGCCGTCAGGTATGTGCTTCTATCCTGTTGGTATGTGTAGCCTGAGAGGTTGATTAGAACCTCATCAATCATCTGACTAAGTGTTGTCACAGGTTAATGCTCCTTAAGGCGTCAGTTGGGGATAAGTCTGTTGTTCCTGCAAGTTCATTGCAGATTCCGCCAAGAGCCTTGTATGCGCTAGGCTGGCGGTTGGCATCTGCTTTCTTGTTGAGGGCAGCAATCAAGGCAAGTCCAGTAGTTCCTGCATATACATTGGCAGCCTGAACTGGTGCCACATAGTTTGGTAGTGATGGATATGTGCCACCATTAGCCAAGCGATTAAGCTCACTAGTAAATGAACTACCTGCCGTGCCTGTTGCCATTATCTATACCTCGAAGTCTTCTTTGCTATTGATTTAGGTTGCTTAGAGAACTGTTTGCCTTTGCTTAAGTCTTCACGCTTCTTGGCAGATGTCTTGGCATATTCAGAAGCTGATAGGGATTCTCTTGCCTTCTTGGGCAGGTATCGTTCCCCTGTTGCCTTCTTACCTTGAGTACTTGGCTTACCAGACTTAGTGCCCCACTCTTCTTTAGTCCATTTGGACAAAGACTTTTGTTTGCTAGTCTTGGCACCGGTGTATCCACCGCCTGCCTTCTTGTACTCTTGTGCTACAATCTGAGCCTTACGAGCAGACCATTGTCCTGCCTTGCCACCTTTGGTGCCAGCCATTACGCGGTTCTTAATACGCTCTCTAAGTTCAGGCTTAGTGTATGACATTACCACTTCACCTTGTCAGCCCAGTATGCTGCGGACATCTTGCCTTTAGCAATGTTCTTTGAGTGGCGTGCCTTGAATGATGCACGTTTCTTCTTCATTCTGTCAGACTCTCCAACCTTAGGAGCACCAGCAGTCTTAGCGCCTTGCTCACCGAAACGGATAGTCTTTACTTTGTCCCCTTCTTTAGCCACAACAATGTGTGACTTCTTGGGGTGATTAGGGGTACGCTTTGGCTTATTAAAGCCAGAGACACCTGCACGAGCTAGGCGTGGGTCACGCTTTCTGCTTTCCATATTCACCATACTTTCCTAGTACTGCTTTGACTCTGCCATCTTTTCTAAGCCGCACCACATAGCCATCCTTAATCTGAATAGGGTTAAACTTACGATGCGGCTTGTACTTACCCGACGACATTACTTCTTTTTCTTTTTAGCCATCTTTGCCTCAGAGAGGGCAATGGCAACTGCTTGCTTCTTGGACTTTACTACTGGTCCTTTTTTGCCTGAGTGCAATGTACCTGCCTTGAACTCACGCATTACCTTAGAGACTTTCTTTTGCTTGGCAGTCTTCTTCATCGTTTCTTGCCTTTTGTATACTTAGCGTACTCGTTAAGTAGGTCAGATGAGGTTCCGCTTTTACCGGAAAGGACAGCCTTTGCTGCTTCAAGTATTTGCTTGTCAAGATTCTTACTTGCTCGGTTAGCATTAGCTTTTGTTATAGGTCTATCTGCTGGATTTCCACCACGATAGTCTTGTTGTGCAGACAAACTAGTACCAATAGCAGTAACGACATCATAACCCTCGCGGGCTATTGTTTTAATTCTTTTAGCAACTCCCATTTACTTGCCTTTCTTCTTAGGCATGCCCTTAACCTTCTTCAGGTTGGGATTTGCTTTGATTGCTTTCTTGCTTGCCTTGCGGGCTCCAGATGCGAGGATTGCACCAGCACGCTCCATCGACACACCGCTCTTCTTGGCGATTGACTTCTGTGCTGCTTTGAAGCCCATTCCCTTTTTCACTGCTGCCTTCTTCACTTCTTCTTACCGGCCTTCTTTGCAACCTTCTTCATGCCCTTCTTCATTTCCATTTTCTTTTCAGCCTTGGACTCCATCTTTTCGCCCATAGCATAAGCCTTAGCTGCCTTCTTGCCCTTAGCTGTATAAGGGAATTTCTTGTTTCCTACCTTTGGCATTTTATACTCCTAGTTCTTTCATTACCGCTGCTGATTTTTTGTTGATGTGTTTTGCTGGTGGCATCTTGCCTGCATCGTATGGCCTGCCTAATGTCTCACTAGCTTTTACTGCCTGCTGTATTTTATCCATTGTAGTTCCAGCAGGTTGAATGCCTTGGTCTCTTGCTTCCCTATAGGCATTCAATTCTGTATTGTGACGCTTGTTAGTCATAAACTTACGACTATCAGCATCACCTGCATTCATCTGTATGCTTAGGCCTTTGCACCCAAAGCAGCCGTCCACCGGCTCAGGATGGTATTCCCAATGTTTCATATTGATGTAAAGTTGCTTTCTGTTACTCCGACTCCACCAGCAATCAATGCTGCCTTAGTGGCATCATCTACTGTATATTGATACCCACCTCGGTATACGACTGGGTATGACTCAAGGGTGTCATCAACTGGGTAGCGTATCTGTTCATAGCCACCTGTTGTCTTCTTTACTATTGTAATACCTCTGTCAAGTTTATAGAAAGAAAACAGGCGGTGGTCCGCTGCTGGCCCTTCCGCAACGGTTGGGGTTTTAAAAAGCCATTCGGCCATGTAGTCCTCCTTAGTGAACTTACCACCAGGCAGGGTTGCCCCTGCCCGATAGTCAATCAACTAGAGAGCAGCGATTGAGGAACCAGAGGTGATGCGATACAACGCTTCGTCGCGATAGACTGCGAAGCCGAGTACGCCGTACCAGCCCATTGGGCGGAAGCGCATCAACTTATCAGTTACGTTACCGATAACGATGTGTGGTTCTTCAGCAACAGCTTCAGCCATTGCTTGAGCACCACAGACGATTGTATTGAATACACGGGTAACTGGAGTAACAGTAACAGTTGTTGTTGCAGTAACTGCAGCGGTGTTAGCTGTATCTACAGTGAAGGTTGTGGTTGAGCCAGAGGTGCTGATTGCAGTAATCTTTGCACCTGAAGCGATACCAGTTCCAGCAATTTTGTCTCCAACTTCTGCACGAGTTGCGATAACAGCAGAAGAAGCGACACCGAAGGTGAAGCCTGCTGAGGTACCTGCGACAGTTACAGCGGTTGTTGCGAGAGCTGTCTGGTCCGCACCAGTCTTAGCATTGTAAAGACGTGGGGACTCTACGAAGAACGCGCCTTCGTAATCTCCGATTTCTCCAGCCCAGATGTTATCTACTGATGGAGAGGTGTTAGCGTGGACGAAGTTCCAGCCCATGTTTCCGGTTTCCGCACGAAGGTCGTGTGAAACTTGTGGGTGGATACCGGTCCAGTACAAGGAACCACGGCGAGCCTTGGCCTTGTTTGTACGGAGCTTAGCGACAGTCTTGCGAATGTCTGCTGAGTCAATTGTATCTGTTGCAGCTACTGTAGCAACAGAAGTTGCTGAGCCTGCGTAGATATTGTTTGAACCAGAGCGGAGCGTTGTCATTGCGACAGTGTCGATAGAATCAGCGAGGTTGTATGCAATGATGTTTGCAATAGCTGGGTCGACATCTGCGAGTGAGAACAACTCGAGTGCACGGGTTACGAGAACTGCGTTACCATACTCAGCAAGAGTAATGGTGACAGTTGTCGGTGTTGAAAGCGCAACTGCATCTGGGTCTGTTGTTTCAGTCAGAGCGGTTGTTGCTTGGTCCAAGTCAACGTAGCGTTGTAGAACTACAGTCTGACCTGGGATTGCTTGACGTGCTGGACGCTTATCTGCTACTGAACGAATTAGTGGTTCGGAGCGGAGAGCGAATTCGAGGAGGCGGTCATACGCCTTCTGTACTAGACCAGCACCACCTACGGTTCCACCTAGAGAGGTAGAGCCGGTCGAGGTATATGCATTTGGCATTTGTTTAGTCTCCTATGACTATGAACGGATTATTGTTGTGACTGAAGAATGGATAGCAGTTCTTCTGCAGAGCCTGCTTGATTCAAACGTTGCTCAATATCCAATCCTCTATCAGGTGTCACAGCACCTTGTGTCAAGACATCTTGCTGGCGTAGCCGTGCAAGGTCTTGCGTATCTATCGGTGCCTCTTCTTGCTGTACCTTGATTCCGAACAAGTCTGCGTTATCATCGAGCCAGTGAGATACTGACTCCTCATTAACATCATCCAGGTCTTTCAATACAAGGCGTGCAGCCTTTTGGTTGACACCTTTCTTTTCTAAGACTTCTTTGACGAGTCGCTCACGCTGCACCTTGGATAGTGTCTCAAGCTGCTCAGTAAGTTCCTTGATACGTTTCTCGTCTGCACGTTTGGCTTTGCGTAACTTCTTTAGTAAGTCACTGCCATCGCCTGTGTAGTCGTTTGTATCTTGGTCTTCGTCTTCATCATCCCAGTAGTTGTTGCTCATAGCAACCTTCCACCCTTCTATTCGTTGTTAGTTCGCAGGCCACAGTTCTGTTAGGGGAAACAGGCTGGCTCCTACTTTCGGTCTTGTACGCTGGCGGGGCCGATGGGTCCGCTCAGGATTCTAGAATTGTCCTCCGCTTTGCTGGGTAAGAGATGTTCTACCTAATCCAGAGGTTCCGCTAAACGCAGCCACTTCACGTTCTGTGAGTGCTCTGCGCTTACGCTGCGCTGATGCGAGCTGATTAAATACTTCTTGCTCTGCTTCAGCTAAATCGTATCCTTCAAGTACGTTGCCATAAATGTCAGATAGTTTCTTAGCTGTCGGCAGGATATCTGCAATGGTAGCATAACCACGCTGTGCCTCTGCTTGACTAATACCTTGTGCTGCGAGTTGTTCAGCAACTGGTACTCCGATGTTAATTCCTTGACGGCCAGCAGCAACACCAATTTCAGAAGCAGCAATCTGACGCTCAATCTTCTGGAATTGTTGGTTAGGGTCAAGCACATAAGCAACTAGGTCATTGTTGCTGATACCATAGTAGCTCTTAAGCATTGATGATACAGCTGGGTCAGCATTACGGACTCGCTGTACAGCAGCAACCACTCGGTTAGAAAGCTCAGACACTGAGATATCGTTCGCTAGGAACTGTGAGACATATGAGTCATTATCAAACTGTGTGAGTCCATATGCACGCAGTACCTGACGGTAGTCATCTTCAAGTGTAAGATACTCTGATGGAGTAAGAGCCTTTAGCCCCTTTGCAATACGGTTCTGATTAGCCTTGAATCGCTCCTGGTATAGGGGTTCCTCTTGTAGGCGAAGCATGATAGTTGCTTCTGTCGCACCTTCAATTGCTAGCTTCTTGATAAGCGGAGCAAGAGAACCTAGGTTGTAACGGTTCAATCTATCTACTACAATAGAATAGACATCCTGTTGACCAGCAGTCATTACTCCAGCAGTCGTAGGTGAGGTAGATGCAGAAGATGTTTTTAATACACCATTTTCGTACGTCTGACCATTATAAGAACCACTGAATAAATTACCATTAGAATATAATTTTCCTCCAGAAAATTGATAACTAATATTTGTATTTGTAGTGCTATCGGTATTTACTTTTCCGCTTGACGATGTTACATATGGAACCCAATTTCCAGATTCATCTTTTGCTATAGCTGCGCCAAATTCAGATGAGCCGGAAATGGCATCTCCATACGCTCCTTTTTGCGAAATAGATAATTTATAATATTTTTTACCACTAACGCCATCTGTATATTCTGTTAATTTCCATCCCAATATGTCGGACGGTGGGGCTCCAAACCATTTTTCTAATTCTTTTGGAAAATTACCTGGAGTAAATCCTTCTGGAAGTACACCTCTTGTTTTGGTAGTACTATCAGTACTACCAGTACTATCAGTACTGCCAGTACTGCCAGTACTGCCAGTTTTTAATGGAGCTCCAGGAACTCTGGGAAATTGTACTTTACTCCAGTATCCACCACGGCCGCCCGGTTCGGAGCGCCATACATAATCATATGTATAGAATTCATCCGCTGGTGGGACTGGAGGTTTTTCTGTTCTACCTGCCTCTTCTTGTGCTGCAGTATATTCAGCTTGGCGAAGGGTAGAGAGTTGCTCAGCACGAGACAATCCACCAATATTAACTCCAGCAGCTTCCGCCTTTTTGGCGGTAGCCAAGGCACGCTTAGCAGCACTAAGAGCCTTGCTTGCAGCGGCAACTTTGCTTACACCAGTTCCCTTTGCAGCATCATAAGCTGCTTGTGCCTCATCTAAAGCTGCTTGTGCTTCTTCTACTGTCATTACATCAGCCCCATATCTTGTAGAACTTTAAGGGTAAGTCCATCAAGGTATGCTGTGCCCGATGGAGTTTTAGCGTATAAATCAAAATACTTTTCTTTAGTTCCTTGTTCAACAAGGTACTGAGGCGGTCTAGTAAATGCACCAGTCTTAGGGTCTTTATACTGATACCATGTAGAAACCATAGGGTCATCATACTTGAGAGCGCTTGGGTCTATACCAGTCACCTTGGCTACTGTATTCTTGATGTACCCTGTCTGAGCTGCTAGTGACTGACCAACATCAAAGCCTGCTGCAAACCCTGGATAAACCTGCTTCGCCATATCCTTGATGTCATTCTGAATATCGTCGGAGGTAATGTCACCGAGGAAGAGTCTTTCCTTTTGGGTATTCCAATACGCATCATTATACATATTTAGTACACCATAGGAATCAGCGAACTCTTTAAGAGCATCGATACTGCTGAGCTGAGCTCCGCCAATCTTGCCGAAGTCTTTTCCTTTGATGATGATAGTATCAAGAGTATTGTTATCAAGCCCTAAGTCATAAGCACTTTCTACTTGCTTTTCAATCTTAG